GCGACTTGACTTCAGACACAGCAGATCTGCCATATTCTTGCTCAATCTGACGATACATCTCTGCTTCTGCGTCACGGATCTGCCTAATGATCTTGTATTCTTCATAGGCATTCATGAACATCATGTCGCCACGGCGTTCAATCTGTTGTTGCTTACGCTTCCAGGCAACACGAGCCTTTGCTTCCTCGTCTAAGAAAGCATTTACTTCTTTTGCTGTTTCCTTTATTTCACGGCCTACAGCAACGGCTTCTTTGATGCCTCCTAGCGCAGCCCTAGCGGTTGCGGCTGGATCGGACATGATTATTGTTCTTCAAAACCACCAAATACTGTTTCTTCCATCTGACCCTGTCCTTCATCAAAGACTGCTTCTTTAACACCTGCGTACATATATTGAGGTAAAACAGATTTAAGAGTATTAAAATATTTTTTAACAGAAAGAGGATTATCTAATTTAAAGTTAATTTCTTTTGCTGTTTTTTGTAATGCTTTAACTCCATTTGGATCTAACAATAAGTCAGAAATTGCTTTGTCTGTAGCATCTCCTAATTGAGCAGTGTTAACTCTTGTGGCAAGACGTACAATTTTTTGTGGAAAACTTGCAATACGATCTCTAAATGTTGACGTTACAAAAGGAATATCTAATCCTGGTACAATTTTACCTAAAGCGTCAAGTTCTGCTCTTTCAATTACAGCAGAAATTCTTGTAATATCTGCTTTACTAACAGCATCTGATAGTTTTACTACATCCTTTAATGCAGCAGAATACCCAGGACCAAACACTTCATTTATAACTTTAGCATTTTTTGGATTAGTTATAAAAGCAATTCCACCATCAGGAGAACTTCTGGCAGTATTTACAATCTCAGCACGAATAGACTGTCTTACTGATTTTGCTGTTGCTGTGTCTAAATCTGCTAAATCCTTTTTAATTTTTTGAAAAAATAAAGGATCATTAAAGATTCTTGTTGTTATTTGCTGATAATTAGGAACTGCTATTCCACTAGAATCTTTTACAGATGTTACAAAATTATCTGCAATTCGTTTATTTGCTACTGTAACTGCTTCATCAATACGTTTCTTTTCCAATGCTAATACACTTTGATCAATAGCGGCTCTTTCTAATTCAGTCCTAACAGCAGGAACTTGATCTAATATTGATGATTTTTTTTCTATATATTTACGCAAAGCAACAGGATTAATAACGCCATCTTTTACACTCTGTGCGTATGCTTCTGATAAAAGACTGTTTCTAACTATTGGATCAGCGTTTTCTTGACCAACTGCGTTAATAAATTGTTTTAAAGCAGATCCATTTTTTATAATTACAGGTGCTACTTGTTCAGCATATTTCTTAGAATCAATATCTTTTATACCTTGAGCACCAAAAGGAACCCCTACTTTTTCATAATATGCTAAATCTGCTTCTTTTAAACGATTACTAAAATTCCCAGGTATTTGTGTTCGTGCTTGATTAAGCACATCTTCAAGTTGGTCAAGTTTGCGAGATTCATCACGAGTAAGTTTTCCTCGCTGTAAACGATTTATTTCACGCTTTAAAGAATCAACCTGATCAAAATCAACCGGGGAGAAAACATTTTTTGTAGGCCCCCATTCACGCATTATTTTTTTATCTACTGCAGTTCCTTTTCCAAATATATCTCTAATGTTATTAGCAGATACAAAATTATAAATGTCTTGAACTGCGTTTGCCGGTAGTTGTGCGCCTGCTTGTTTTGCTTCTGTAAGAATAGAATTATAAACAGGTTGCATTTCTTTTGTTGCTTCTTTAACACGAGCATCAACTAGATTGGTAATTGCACGACCAATCGTTGCTTCATCAACACCAGTATCTAATCTTATTGCTAGATTATCAATTTGATTATCAATTACTTCTCTACGTTTAATTGCATTTTTAACGTCAATAGTTTCAATTCCTTGAACAGGAGCATATCTTTGCCCAAATAAAACATTAGACCTGTTATCAATATTTTGAGCAAGTCTTTCTAATTCAATATTTACCCTGTTTCTAAAATCAGGATCTGTTTTAGCAAGACGAGATACTTGTTGCCGAACAGCAGGATTATCTGCCATTGCAACCATTAAAGGTAAATCATCTTTATTAATAGCATTACTAATTCTGTTAAATTCAGTAATAACATCATCTAATTTTTCACCAGGCTGTTCTTTAGCAATAATATTTAATAAACGTTTTGCTGCTCCTGTTGCATAAGCCTGATTTGCTGCATCTGGATCTTCTTTAAATGCTTTATACTTATCCCTAACTTGTTTTACAACATTACCTGTTCCGGACACAGTTTCTGACACAGCAGCAGCCACCGGAGCGCCTTTAATTACTGCAGCAACTGATCCAATTGCTCTACCAACTCCAGTGTCTTCTCCAGTAATTGCTTTTTCAGCCTGTTCTCCAGCAATACCGCCAACTTCTGCTGTTGCGCCGACAGTCAGTAATCCTGTTGCTCTGCCTGCTATTGGCGCTGCTCTTAAGGGAGCGGCAATGTAACCAAGAGGATCTGTAGCGGCTCTAACCGCAGATCCAGCAATTCCTGCTACAGAGTCTGGCGCCTTCATTTTTGGTTCTGCGCCGACTAATCCTGCCCCAACTTGTTGTAATCGTTGAATATTTCTTCCAAGACGTTCAGCAATGCCTCCCGGAGCGGTACTCGGTTGTCCAGTTACTTCTGAATACAATTTCTTAAAAGGATCAGTAACAAACGTATCAATAAGGGCTTGCGCCAAAACAGGCGTATCTACAAGTCCTAACTTTGCCTGATTAGCAATGTACTGAAAACCAGTAACTTGAGTTTTTGCTATCTCATCTTTTGCTGCCGGAGAAGCAAGGTAAGAATCTGGATTAAAAGTATTAGAGGCTGCGGCTGTGTTTGTGGTAGTTCCTAAATATTTATCAGGATCAAAAGCCATTACTCTACTCCAAGTTTTTTAAGAATTGCTGTTGAACGTGGGTCTGTTGGGTTTGATTTTGCCCAATCATACGCTTGTTTATCTTGTCCTGTTAATGTTAAAGCCTTTTTTTGTCTTCCTGTTTTATATTCTGGCGGAGTTAATGTTTTACGAGTTTGTTCAGAAAATTTGGCTTCTCCTAACAAACTAATAGAACGTTCTCTTCCACGATTATAAGATTGAGCATTAACATTTTCAAGAGCGTTGATAACTTGCTCTACAGAATTAAGTTTATCTTTAGTAGGAACCCCAGTCATGAATTGGTTAACAGCATTAATTGTATCACCAACAATACCTGCTGATCCAAGAGCATCTCTAACTTCGCCTTGTCCAATCTGACTATCTCCAACAAGTTTTACTAATTGACGTTTTAGTTGCGGAAGCGCAGCACCTTCTCCACGCTTAGCCTGATCTAAAAATGTTTTTGCAGTTGTAACTGTATCTAGTTTTTCTTTTGATTTGCCAACTAAATCATCAATTATTTTTTGTGCTGTTGCTAGATCACCAATTTTAACTTCACCAGAAGGCGGAACTCCAGCAGCAGCCTGTTTACGTCCTGCTTCATCACGTTCTTCTCTAAACCTACGAGCACCTTCAATTTCTCCAAAAGAATCTTGCAGTTCTTTTAACCTGATCCTGTCTGCTGCTTCTAATGCTGGCGGTGTTCTTTCACGCATTGCTTGGGCCAACGAAGCAGTTCCAGCAGCCTGTGCTTGAAATGTTTTAGCACTAGTTAAGCCGGACTCTTGTGCCAACTTAGACGCTTCCTGCCGCATAGCCAAAGCAATGCCACTAAACTGTGGTAACTGGTTTAGGTTGTTGGCTAACTGAATCAAACCTTCAGGAGTGCTTAGATCAGCCTGCTGCTGTGTCTGCTGAATAATGCTGTTCAGTGCTTGCTGCGGTGTTTGCTGACCAAAGGCACCAGTAATGTTTTGCTGTAAAGAAGCACCAGTTCCGCTAATCAAACCAGAAAACGCTTGTAACGGATCAGCAGCCGCAGGTTGTTGCTGTGGCATAGTTAAGCCAAATAAAGATTGCATTACATTTGCCATGTTTTCACCTATAGAATGTAGTTACCACCAAAAAACTGACCATAGTCTTGGAATCCATAGGCAGGCCCAGTTCCTTCACCTAGCGGAGATGTTGCTGTACCTCCACCAAACAACTGACCAAGAGTTAAGTTACCAAGGACATTGCCTTGCTGTGTTGGCAGCCCAAACAAACCTCTAGTGGCTCCGCCTACACCAGCCAATGCGGTTCCTCTGGCCTGTAGACCCAATTGTTCATATGGTGATCGCATACGAAGTCCCTGTAAGCCTGCCTCAGCCTGTAGGAGAGCGTTACGACTAGCAATTGCTCTTTCCTGCTGTCCAAGATTAGAAGCCGCTGTAAGAGCCTCTAAAGCCTGTCTATCAATGGCTTGAGCACCGCCAACAAGGCCCTGACCAAGAGCCGCTTGTCTTGTTGCCTCTTGTGTTCCTAACTGTTGCGCCTGCAGTGCCTGTTGGGCACGAGCAGTCTCTTGTGCAGACAAGAGTGACTCCATCAACGGATTAACGGTTCTGATGCCGCCGCCAACAGTGGGTAGATTTTGACCAAAGCCAAGTAAGCCACGCTGACGAAGTCCTGCTAATAGTGCTTCTTGCTCACGAGCACGTCCAGGCGCTGCTAGTGCTTCTGCTTGACCATACAAGGTCTGAGCAGCCTGAGCCGGATTAACCGCACCAAAGGCTTGACCAGCCAGCCCAAGTTGCTGCTGACGCAAAGCCTGCATCTCTGGAGAAGTGACTGCTGTGGCCTCTCCTGGCCTTACAGTGCCTACGCCAGCGCCTGTCGTAACAGTATATGGCGTAAATGGAATAGCACCTTGACGACCAATTGCGGCGGCTTCTGCGCCTAATTCACGACCAAGTCCGGTTGCTTCACGCTGTAATGCTGCTAGTTGTGCAAAATCTATGCCAGCACCTAAAACACCGCCAATGTTCATATTACCAAGACCGGATAGTAAACCACCTGCGTTTTGAGCGACTTGACCTAAAGACGGAGTTGTGGGGGTTGTCGTGGTCGGTGCTGTAGGTGTCGTAACTGTTCCACCTGTGCCTAATAAGCCAGTAGCGGCAGCGCCTACTCCGCCAGCGCCTGCTAAAGTTGCTCCTGCAAGATTAGCAGCAGTCCCTGGTGAAAAACCAGCACCAATTAAAGACTGCGTTAAAGAATCAACACTTGGCAGAGCAGTACCAAAACCACCAGTCCCTACTGGAACAGGGGCGCCTGCAGTTAGACCTCCGGTAGCCTGATTAGCCAGTTGGGTGCTTAAATCAATTCCTTGGAATCCAGCAGGTCCGGTAGGTGTTCCAAATAAACCGCTTGGAGTAGTGGGGGCAATCGGAGTTGTGGTAACAGGGCCTCCAGGAGTAACAGGCGATACACCAGTAAGCGCACCTCCAACCTGATCTGCGGCTGCTCCAAATCCTTCAATCCCAGGAATGGTTCCTGCTACTTGATTAGTAGTTGGAACATTAAACTGTGTTCTAAAATCACCAAGGCCGACAGAATCCATAATGTCGCCTAAGACACCACTGTTGCTTAGATACGAACCACCGCCAACTAAAGCAGCGGCGATAACTCCTTTTTCTACATCGCCAGTAATAGCGCCTGTAGATAATCCTGCAATAGCGGCATTGCCGATTGCTGCTTGTGCAACACCGCTTAGTGACGGTGCTAAAAAAGATCCGATAGCGTTGCCAAGACCAGGAAACAAAGCATTAAGTGCAAAAGGAGCAATAATACCAATTGCTTGTTTAATTATATTTCCACTGCTTGTTGTTTGAAACGCTTGAATGCTTGGGTTGCTTATTCTTAATTCATCTGTTTGTGGATCAAGAGTATATTCAATTCCAACATTATAACGAGTCTTAGCCTCGCCATACAAAGGTCTGCCAATATTAGCAATATATTTGTTTGGCTGACCAGTGGGCTGTAAAGGAATCGGAGTACCGCCTGGACCGTTTACAGATAAACCGCCTTCAGAATCTCTAATAATGTCGCCAGCACTTGCACCAATGTAAGGAGCAACAAGAGCACCAAGTTTGCCTAATTGCTCTGATTCAGAACCAGTCCCTAACTGACCACCATATCTAGGAACACGGGTAGCGGCAAAAGTAGCAAACTCGTAACCAGATCTGCCATTATCTACATACTCTTTAATGGTAGGTTGGTTTGGATCTCTAGTTGCCTCGTCCATTAACAATGGATTGCCAAAGTAACGAGACAATGTATTATACTGATCCATTGTCAGATTTTGTGACTCAAACGCAGCACGAACATCAGCAGGTAATACTCTCTCAGGAGTCTGCGCTACACTAGTAGGTTGTGCTGTAGGTGCTGGCTGTGTTGGGGCGGCGCCAGTTATCATGCCAGTTAGCGGTGTGCCTGCGGCTTCAGCACGCTGAGTAACCTGCGTTACAGGAACACCAGTAGCCTCTGACAGTGTCTGGGCAGAAACACCATACTGGTTAGCCAGCGATGCAATCTGTGCATCACTGAGGCCAGGATTAGCCAACAAAAATGATTGTACTTCTTGTGCTGTAAGAGCCATGTTAGTATGTACCTCCGCCGATGGTGCCATTCAAAGCAGTGCTAATCGTCAAGGTAGCAATCGTTACCGTACCAGTAAAGGTAGGACTAGCGGTATCTGCTTTTGTTGCAACAGCGGTAGCAATGTTATCAAATTCTGTATTGATCTCAGAGCCACGAACAATCTTATTAGTGTCGCCACTAGGAAGACTGTCCTTCGCTGCAAAGTTTGTTGTTTTGGTATAGTTAGACATCTTAAATCGTCCTTCCCGTTACGGCATAAATGTCGAGTTTCTGTATAGATACAGGCTTACCATTGATTAAAGCATCAACGCCAATTTGGATAACATTCCCACCACCAGACAACTGCTTCTTAATGTTGTCGATAAATATAGTTGCTGAGTATTCGCTGATGTTGTATTTTGCTGAACCGTATTCGGCAACATTGGCAGCAGCGGTAGTAAACTGCAAGGTTTTATAGTTAGTCTGATAATCAAAGCCCCACTTCAGATCAAATGTGGTGCTAGATCCGCCAACAACGGTAATGCCAATCTTCTTCAGGATCTTGGTTATGGATGGACTACCAAAGTCAAGATACGGAGTAAAGTAAGAAAAGGTATATCCTATGCTGTTATCGCTGTAGCCTGTATACTGTGCTACACCATCAGCCTTACCAAATAGTAGACGGTTATTGTGCGTATAAGCGGCACACTTAGGATCGATGTTATTCCACAGCGTTGCTCTAGCAGAGCCATCCTGCAGGAATTGACGCACATCAAAACAATAAGTGTACTTACTTGTTGGCATAATCAACAGATAAAAAGCATCTGTCTTAGAATACACCGACCTAATCTTGGTTAAGTCCTCACCAGCGATATAACTAATCAACTGGTCACGGACATTACGGCTGATGTCACGAACAGGTGCAGACTTCTCTTGAATAGTTCTGGATAGGCTGCGAACACCGCTGTCGCTTAAGAACAGAATATCTGTGCCAATGTTTTGCACAGAATCCCTAGCAACGCAACCAATACCAACAATTATGTCTTGTAGAGCAATGTTAGCAATGTTGGCTGCATTATTATAGATAACAATATTCTTCTCACAGAAAATAATTAAAAAGTCATTATGAGAAGCCAGTGCTACAATCCTGTCATCACCAGGAACAACTTTCTCTAGATTAAGAACACCAGAGCCAGAGCCAGTAAAGTCAGACGGATCTAACAATACACTGTAGTATACAGTAAGTTTATCATTACTTCCAGTGTTGGCAGTCCACATCCTACCAAAAGCACCTAATGCACAACTTGGTGTAAAGGTAGTAACAGTAAAGCCAGTAGGCACGTTACCAACATCGCCGAGTCGCTGGAATCCAAAGTTACCAGTGTGTGCATGGCTTCCACCACCGCCACCACCAGAAGGTAGTTTGTGGTACATTAGAGCAGGATGCCCAGACTGCGCTGCTACCATGTGTGCAGAAGCGGCTGTTCCACTACTAAACTGTGCAGGAGCAAACTGCCAGTTATTTCCTGTTATTGTGTATGTTGCGTTTCCAGTGTCTGTAGCATTACGAACAGACATCTCTGTCATTGTTGTTTCACCAGTAAACAACTTATTGTTACCAGCACTAATTATAGTATAGGTGCCGTTATGATTATCAAACTCTATCATTGCTTCTGGAGTTGAACTGGTGCCACCACTGGTGGTAGTATATAACCAGCCTTTACGAGCACTGATGCGACCAGACTTATCAATGATAGCATTGTATGCAGTAGTAGCAAACTGCACACCCATGTCTACACCGGAGTCTTGGGTGTTTAGACCAAAGAATCCTGGTGACGTAATGCTGGTAAATTGTAGGGGTTTATTTTGGAAAGGCATTATACCCAGTACCAAGTTTGCTCATCAGGGCGGCGACCAGCCTCAATAGCGATGTGGTCAGCCAAGGATTGTTTTGCAACAGCATACTGACTGCTGACATTTACGCCACCGTCTTCACCACGCTCTTCAATGGCCTTTGCCCAAGCCAGAGCAACAATAGGGTTCTTAGGTAGTTTAGTTGTGTCAGTACTGCTTGTTAGTTCATTTTCAGGCTTGAATACATCAAACCTGATAGTTTCAATAGCGTTTGGCTTCGGATAGAAATCAACGATGATGTCACCGCTGGAGTCCACGCCATTGACGTTATAATACTCAGGACTGGCTGATAACGGCTGTGGATTCAGAATCAGGTTTTCTGTGAACCATGAAGTAGGCCGATACTCCATAAACCAGTCACGAGTATCGTTGCAGACTTGGTAGATCCTAGACCGAGATCCAGCACCAGTCAAAGAATAACTGTATGTATTTACAACAGTAGAGATGCTATAGGTAGATTTTAGACACTCCCAATCCCAAGCATCTTCAACTTCACGCTTTGCATCATTGACCAACTTACCGATCAATGAACTGTATTCATTTTCAGTAACAGTGGCAACAGTAGGCTCACGGAGCCGTACCAGCACATCGTTAACTATGTTCAGGTATGTAGTGCTCATTTAGCAGTCCCATTTCCTTAATGCTAGGGCTTTCCTTGTTGGTCTTCCTTTTTCGTCTTTAAGCGGTCCAGGCACTCCCGACATACGAGCACAGAATGATTTCCTTCGTGCCGCCGCTTTAGGAGACTTTGCGGCCTGCTTTGAGGAAACTGGCGGTTTGAGATTAGCGCCTTCAGTACGCTTGAAATAGGCTCTACCTTTTGCATTCAAACCACCTTTAGGATTCTGATATACTTTTTTGACCATTATTTTTTCGCAGTCTTTTTTGCTTCCCTAAATGCTTTTGCAGTAGGAGCGCCTTTGGTTCCAGGCTTACGCATCTTTTCACCGCTGCCTTCTTTGATGCGTTTACGCTTGGCTTGGATGTTGGCATAGAGTCCTGGCTTCATCGTCCACGTCCTGCACGCTTACGAGCCATTCCAGCCTGCGACATTGCGATTGCAACTGCTTGCTTGCGTGACTTAACTACAGGACCGCCTTTGCCACTGTGCAACGTACCACGCTTGTATTCGCCCATGACTTTACCAACCTTCTCTGCTTTACCTGCTTTAGTTGTCGGTTTTTTCATTTCTTTTACCTTTCTTTAGCCAAGACTGAACAGTCCGTGTTTCGTAAATACGGAAACAAGACCAAACGATTGAAAAGATTGCTGCTAGAGCAGGCAACACCTGTGCCAGTGTGCCAATAACGGTCATTATTGAAAGCGCATCAGTAACGTGTTTGATGCCTTCTGTAGCGTGCTGTGACATTTATTACTCCGTTACAACCAGTTTCCAAGAGGTTGTAGCCTCATCCCAAGAATACATCTTAGGCGGCTCGCCAGTACCAGCGTCAGCAGGCATATCTACGGGGGCTTTCCATTGGCAGGTTTCCTCTACCAGCACCCAAGAGTTATAGGGCTTGGGAGGAATAAACGCATCACGGCCAGCATCGTAGGTATAGCCAATGCCTGCGTAGTTCTTACGCATATTGCCGTTATACGAGGTTTGCTTCCATGTGCCGCCAAATAGGCGCTCACAGAAAGCAGCACCGATATGTTCTTTCTCGATACCAGCGGCATCCGAGGTATCTTTGTTGCCGACCACAATCACTTGTGTGACAACATTATTAGCATCTAATTTAGCGAAATGCGCCATCTAATTCTCCTGACCAATCAGTTAAAAAATCACGGATTTGAGTTGATCCGCATAACATCCTTGCATCTTCGTCACGCTTTACATGGTATGCCGAAATATGCGTGTAATCTAACATTCGTGCTGCGATGATTCTTTTGTTGCCTACAAATACATGAAATACTTTATTTCGTTCTTCGTTGCTTAAACTACTTACATCTGGATTTGGTTCTGTTTGATATTCCTTGTAAGGCGATCTTATAACTATTGGATATACCAGACCATTTTCAGATATGTCTTGAGCAACTTTCTTTATTAGTTTCTTATCAAATCTATCAACTGTTATTACAAGATTGTTTAGATCGTACTCTGCATACCATTGCGGATAATCGATCTGTTTAGCCTTTAACAGTTTCAAGTTGTAAGCCAGTCAAATCCATTTCATCCCCAACAACTCCAACAGGGAAAGTATTAAAAGACAAACTTATACGAGTCTGGTCATGCTGAACTGTTTCTACCATGTGTGTTAGGCTAGACGGAAACAAAATTAAATCTCCAGTTCCAACCTCAAACCACCATGACTCAGAATTCCACACATTCCACTCAGAAGGTGGAAACTTGATCTGCTGGTAGGCATCACGATAAAAGTAAATCTTGTCTTTTTCTTTGTTGGCCTGCACATAAAACACGCCTGACACAAATGAATTAGGATGTGCGTGTTTGTGGTGATACTGACCATTTTCTGTATAGTTAGTCCAAGATTGTGTGATCTTTAAATTCACTTGATGCTTGGGGTTATACACAGTCTTAAAATACTCAGAGATAGATGTTTCTAAAAAATCTCTAAGTTTTGTTAGTTCTTTGTTCTTTAGAATCGTGTTGTCTTTGCTCGTTGTGTTACCCATGTTTGAGCGAGTTTCTTGATTCTTTAGAAACGAAAACTCTTTAGCGGTTAGATCACGACCTAACTCATATCGTCCAACTGGAGTCGGAAAGAGGTTATGTATCATTCGCCTATGAGTTCCTCTATCTGACGGACTTGCTTATCTAATTCTTCTTTTTGTTCCGGCAGAAGAATTGTGTTGATAGAGTCCTCAAAGGCTCTGATCTTTTCTATCGTGTCTTGTATCTCTTCCCAGGTTGGGCGAGGTCTTGGATCTTCCCAACGAGTGATGATGGTATTTGATATTTCCCACTTAGCACCAGGACGAAGCAGGTGCATTGCGGTATCTATTCCAACAAGCCGATATGTTTTTTCTTTCACTCTAACTCCATTTGATAATTACGATTCCTGAGCCGCCATTTCCGCCGTTATATCCAGGATAGGACGGTGCTACGGTAGTTGAACCACCGCCACCGCCGCCTGTATTTGCGGTAGCAGCAGATCCGTTTCCTCCACCGGACACACCAGCATTTCCTCCACCGCCAGCGCCTCCAGTTCCAGGAGTTGTTGGCGTACTTGCGCCACCAGCCCCACCGCCACCGCCTGCGTAGGTTACGGATGATCCTGAAATACTTGATGCTGTACCAGCACCACCGTTTCCACCAGCATTAGGTGAGTTTGTGCCGCTTGCCCCAGCAGCCGAAGCGCCTCCACCGCCACCCGATGTGTAATTCCCTGCTCCGCTAGTGTTTCCACCATTATTTCCCTGAGATGGGCTTACAGATGGTGTATTGCCTGTTCCGCCACCACCACCAGTTCCTGATGATCCTTGGCCCCCGCCTGAACCTCCATTTTGCCCAGTTGCAGGACTTGGTGTTGTTCCACCACCACCCCCACCAGCGGAAGTTATAGTGCTAAATATCGAATTGCTACCATTAACTCCTGCATTTGGATAAGCAGTAGCACCGCCACCACCACCACCGACTGTAATAGTATAGGTAGTGCCTGCTGTTACTGAAAAGCCAGTACCTGTTCTAAATCCACCTGCGCCACCACCACCGCCTTCTTTTCCACCACCGCCGCCTCCAGCCACGACCAGATACTCAACAGAAGTTACTCCTGTCGGACATTGCCATGAGCCAGAAGCATTAAAGATTGCAAGGCCAGTAGTGCCAGGGATTGTGTATTTTAGGATGACGATACCGGAGCCTCCTGCTTTTCCAGCATTAGAACCACCATTCCATGCACCTCCGCCGCCACCGCCTCTATTAGCAGTACCAGCGGTATTGTTTCCAGAGCCTACTCCATATTCACCATTTCCACCGCCAAACGTATTTCCTTGAGATCCACCACTACAGCCGCCGCCAGCATAATTTACAGAAGACCCAGAAATAGAACTTGCTGTTCCACTACCACCATTATTTGCGCCATCAAATCCTGTAGATGTTCCGGCCCCTCCAGATCCACCGCCACCACCATAAACTGTTCCACCGTTATTTCCTTGAGAAGGACTTACTGAAGGAGTATTTCCAGATCCAGCGGTTGCTGGTGTGTTAGACGCACCGCCTCCTGAACCTCCATTACCACCATTTCTTGTGTTTGACCCGCCACCAGAACCGCCGCCGCCAAAACCACCGCCAGCAGATACAATTCCTGGAGATTGAAACGGCGAAGATGAGCCGCCAACAATAGACGAACTACTGCCTTGAACTCCATCATTGTTTGCGCCACCAGCACCTCCAGCGCCGCCTGCGCCAACAGTAATAGTATATGTTGTACCAGCACTTACTGATACTCCTGTACCAGTTCTAAATCCACCAGCGCCACCGCCGCCAGAAGCATCTCCACTTACACCGCCAGCACCACCGCCTCCAGCAATGCAAAGATATTCAACCTCTGTAACACCAGTAGGGCAAGTCCAAGAACCAGACGCAGTAAAAGATACAGTTACAACAGATGGTCCTGCGCCTCCGGCTGCCCTTCCGAGCAGCATCAGCATAATTCCACTCATGACACGTTTCCTGTAATCACGCAGACGGTAGAAGAAATAAACAGAATAGTTGCTACACCACGAGTTGCTAGGGTTACAGATGCTTTATCTGAGTCTGTGCCAGCAATATAAGCCGTGGTGATAGAGCAGGTAATAGTAATGTTTCCTGTAGTGTTATTAAATACTGACACAACATCACCAGCCGCAAATGTTGCATCTGGAATCGTAATTGATCCGCTTGCGCCTACTCCGATAAACTTACCTATGTCGCCAGTAGCAAGTGTATAAGAAGTAGTTTTATCAGACCCAGACTGAGGAACTTTTCTGAAACCAACACCATTAGTACCGTCAACAGTTAATGTATTTACATCACCATGAATCGTTTTGCTGCTTAGTGTTTGCGAATCAGAAGTGCCTACGACTGTGCCAGAAGGAATTGCTTTCTGTGCCGCAGATCCATCAATTCTACCAGAGCCGTTAGTAACAACAAATGACGATGCTGCTAAACCGTTTAGCGTGTTATCATCAGCACTAATCGTCTTGTTAGTGATCGTTACAGTAGAACTTGTACCAAAGCCAACATCAACGACATTGCCGCCGGAGTCTTTGGTATACAGAATCTTGTCTAGCGTGTTGACTGCTAATTCAGCACCGCCAGTAGAGTTAGTTAAGTCACCAGCACCAGGAGCGCCAGTAGTATCACGTTTTTTGGTAAGAATGGTAGCCATGATTAGTAAGTGCCTCCAGAAATTGTGCTCGCTGTAGTTAAGACGTTATTTCCGCCTTGTTGTAATGTTCCAGTAAAGTTGGCAGTAGTTGCATTATATTTTGCAGTGTTCGCATCGTATGCTTGAACATCTACGCCAATCTCAAGACCTTCAACAACATCACCAGATTGAAGTTCTTGTATGGTTGTTCCGTTTATAACTAGGGGGTATCGTGCAGTCATATTATATCCTTAAACTACAGAAACATTTACTGTTCCGCCTGCTCTATTGGTAACCGCAATAGAACCGTTGGCAATTGTAACCTGTACCGTAGTAGTATCAAATTTAGTCACAGGTAAATACGAAGGTAACGGCACATTTATCCACT